TATCCATGGAAGTTTGAAGTGGGTATGGTGACAAACATAGAGCCATACGGATCTTTTCCTGGCAAAGAAGTCTATGTTCACTTCCCCAGCTATCCTGAGAAAACTATCTTGTGTAGTGCGATTGAGGTAATCAATGAAAATCGGTGATCTTGTTCGCCTTATTAGCGAAAATGAACTGGGAATTATTATGGATATAATCACAGATGAAACAGACGACCCCCTTGATATGATGTTTCCTTACAACATCCACTTCGTTAATTACAGCGATGACTGGTTTGGAATTAAATCGTTGGAGCTTATTAGTGAAAGTCGGTGATCTAGTTTTTACAAATTCCAAAACTGACTATGCTGTATTGGGAATTGTCACGGAGATTATCGCTCCGATTGACCACCAGTTATGGTATGACCAGCAAATTGTGAAAGTACTCTACACAGATACAGGCGAAGAGCATAAGTGGGCTGCTGAGCATTTGGAGGTCTTATGAAAATCGGTGATCTAGCCATGCTAGCCAATTGGTGTAAAGACGGTCCATGCCTAATGCATATTGTTAAAGTAGATTACGACATCCACGCGGTGTATATGCAAGGACCTAAAAGTGGCACTACCTGTGAGATTATAACTTCTAATATTTTTGCGCTAGACAAATATGATGACGCAATGAAGGAGCATTATGAAAGTCGGTGATTTGGTGACTACAAACGATTCCTCACAAGGCCCAGTCGGCGTTGTCATAGGGTTAACCAAACGTCTTTATATTTCTGCCGCCGAGGTCCTCGTTGGAGGCGAAGTGGTGGAATTTGATATCGAAGAGCTTTGGAGATATTATGAAAGTAGGTGATCTAGTATGCCTCAAGGACAAGTTGCACTACACCGGCCTAGTCATAAAAATAATGCCACAGCCACAGGATAACCTTAACGATCTGTTCCCATATCTCATTTACTTTGCCGACGGGCATGCAGACTTTTTTGGTGATCGTCACCTGGGGGCGATTAGTGAAGGTCGGTGATTTGTCAGGGGAATACTTTATTTGAAAGAGAAATGAGTAAAGAGACAAAAGGCATCCACCCAGAGCCAAGTGAGGATAGTTTGGTACAAGATCTTAAAAAAGAAAACCTTGATTTTAGCAGAGAGTTTAAACCGACGGTCGCCGGTGAGGCGAACTGCGAGGGTATACAGAGTATTCCTGAAGTGTGGTCAGAGGTTGTCAATGACTAAAGTACAAGTGGCGATTCGAGAAGCATTTGACGCATTGTGCGAGCATCGAAGCCCCTCGAGCTCTGCAGAGCGGAAGCAGAGGGCTCTTGTCAGGTGCTGGGAGATTCTATCTGATGCGATTCAAAACGAAGAGCCCACAGGCCCCTTGAACAATTGGTCTTATGGAAAAGAAAAAGAGCTGTCCAATGAAAGTAGGTGACCTGGTAAAAATGAAACACGAAATGTGGTGGAAACTTAATAGAAAGAAGCACTACACCGATGCATGCGGAATTGTGTATGGAGTTGCTGGTAGAGGAATTAAAATCCTTATGCCTGACAACACTGTTAAACTTGATCTTATTGATCATTGGAATGTAATCAACAGGTGGGATGATGAAGGTCGGTGATATCATAAAGCTACGAGGAAATATGAATTCTTCTTATGAGCGACAGGGAGAACTAGGCATTCTTCTAGAAATGATTAATATCACAGATCGTAGTGGTTTTCCCGAAGCTGAATTTGGTAGGGTGATGTGGTTCAAGGACGGAGGGATTAAACTAACGAAATCAAAACATTTAAGTATAATACCTAATAAGCAGCAGTGTGAGGTACCAATTGGAGAAAGGTGATTTAGTAAAAACCAAGGTACCTGGGTTTGGTACAGGTGGTAAGTCTAAAATTGGAATTGTAACTGAGGCTAACACATTCGGCACCAACTCAGAAGAAATTGGTACGATTGAGGTCCTACATATTGATGGCACAACTATGACATGGTACCCATGGCAACTGGAGACGACTATATGATAAGATATATTAATGAAAGTCGGAGATAGGGTCAGGTTAATACACGCCGGCAATACTCATGAGGGCACCATTGCCGACAAATTTGTGCACTCCTTAGGAACATGTGCCCATACATCATTAAAGATTATTGTGAAAGATTTTATGTTGCCAGTTATCATTAATATAACTCTTTTCCCACACAGGGTATGGGTGATTAATTAATGAGACTTCTTAAAGAATGAAAGTTGGTGACCTAGTAAGGTGCGTGGACGCAGAGGGTGGTTGGGCCGACGGGCCGAGCGGTCTAGGCATTATAATACAGGTAGAAGAGTATGACCCTGGTAGCTTAAGCATATGCGTTCAGTGGACTAGTGGTTTTCTCTGGTATGAAGAAGAAGACTTGGAGACAATAAGTGATCTATAAAGAAGACATTGAGAAAATACGAGAATTTATAAATAGTAATAGTCAAGAGCTACAGGATCTAGATCCATCTATTGGGGGCCACATCACTAATATGTGTAATATGCTGGAGATTGAGCTTGAAAAACAACAACATAATAATTCATATTATGGTGATGCCGATCAATGGAAGGGGTTTGAGCTAATCCCCAGTGGTTTTTAATTCACATGGCCTCGTGTATATACACAAATTGTATGTTATAATATAAAAATATAGGAGGTTTTATATGTCTGTTAATCTTGGCTATGCATGTATCAATAGCACACTACAAGAGCAATCAAAAATTATGTGTAGTCGTGGTATGATTCGCCGTACATGGCTAGCCAAAGGCATACCATATGCTAGCGAATTAGCATTATCAAATGTACGCGGCTTACGCGAGGTAGTCAAGTGGAATAATGCCAATGACATCAGCGTGTATCGTATTACATCATGCTTATTTCCATGGATGTCTGAGTATGATATGACCAGGCTTCCGGACTACGCAGAGATTGCAGCCACACTAGCGGACGTCGGTCATATCGCACGTACTGCTGGCCAGCGGCTATCATTTCACCCCGGCCAGTTCTGCGTCTTAGCTAGTCCTAACGAGTCCACTGTTGTTAAGTCCCTTCGCGAGCTTGATCAGACAGCGCAGATTATGGATATGCTAGGCATGCCCAAATCGCCGGCTGCCAAAATCAATATTCATGTTGGCGGTGCATATGGCGAGCGCGAAAATGCATTAGCTCGTTTCTGCAAAGCCTTTAAGCGTCTCACCCATTCCGCCCAATCGCGTCTTACTGTTGAGAATGATGATAAGCCTAACTTGTATTCCACTAAGATGCTATATAATGGTGTATATAAACAAATTGGTATACCCATCGTATTTGACTCACATCATTTTGGCATTGGGCCACAAGATCTAGATTATCATGACTCATTTTACCTAGCACGTAGTACATGGGCACCTGGAATAAAGCAACAATGCCATCATAGCAACAGCCGTCGAGACTACGAAGACTCGACGGCTAACAAAGTGGCTCATAGCACGTGGTTCTATACACCATTTGAGTCTTATAATGAGCCTACCGATGTTGTACTTGAGTGTAAGGGTAAAGAACTAGCATTGTTTAAATATCTAAATGATTTCACCCTTAAGGATGCAGCGTAGGGTACCACATATATAATGTCACCAAAGATACAAGCGTTAATTTTAGAGGCTGCGAAACAGGCTGGTGATGAACTTAGAGGTCACTTGCCTCCACATCCTAGGCACCCGGGTGGACGTAATTCTTATGCTCATATATTCGAGAGAATTAAATCAAAAATGGGTAAAAGTTATAAAGAATGTGAAGATTGGGAGGCTGGAAGAGTACTGGAAATAATTGAATATTGTGTAAAAAACCCTAGTTAGCATAATAACTTAAATTTATATCTTAATTCTTTACGTAAAACCGGTGGCTAGTAAGTTATATATAGTATGCGTTATCCTTGGAGACACTTTAGAGAAGATGAGTTTTGGAGAAATATTCCTATATGGAAGAATATCGACAAAAAAACGTTTATGGATCATAAGTGGCAAGAGAAGAATGCAATTACTAATCACGAAAAACTACTAAATACCATCCAAGATTTAGTAAGTAATGAATTCCTAGAGGATGCTAAAATAGGGTTCCTCAAGGCGCCAATGACGACAAGGATAACTCCATATCTTTTTTCATTAATGGAGTGGGAAGATCCCGTTAATTGCCCTATAAGAAAGCAATTTTTGACCCTAGGGTCTCATCTACAGCCTGATCACCCTATGTTAAGATTTGATAGTTTAGGTGAACAGGTCGATTCGCCTATAAAGGGATTAACACATCGATATGAAGACAAAGTTTTATTTCTTGCTCTTGATACATGCCCTGTGTATTGTCGTTACTGCACTCGTGCTTACGCAGTGGGTTCAAACACAGCCACAACAGAAAAAGTTTCCATTAAAGCATCAACAGAAAGATGGTCTTACATATTCAAATATCTACAGGAACATGAAGAAGTAGAAGATGTTGTAATATCTGGAGGCGATTCTTACCGACTTAAGCCGTCCCAGATTAAAGAAATAGGGGAAGCACTTCTAAAAATAAATCACATTAGGCGTTTTCGTTTTGCCACTAAGGGACTAGCAATTATGCCTATGAAAATTTTAAGTGACACTGCATGGACTGATAATATATGTCGAATAGCCGATAAGGCACGATCACAACATAAAGAGGTGTGTATACATACACACTTCAACCATACTAATGAATTCACAAGGATAACAAAGGACGCAATGGATCTATTGTTTTCTAGAGGCATGAAAGTTAGGAATCAGTCAGTTTTTCAGAATGGCGTTAACGATACACATGATAGTATGATAGGACTAGTGAAGAAGCTAAGCTACATTAACATCCAACCTTACTACGTTTATGTACATGATCTTACTGCCGGTACTGAGGATATGAGAACCTCCGTACAGACAGCAATAGACGTTGAAAAGCATGTTCGTGGAACAACCTCTGGATTTAACACGCCAACGTTTGTCGTTGACGCGCCCGGCGGCGGGGGTAAGCGTTGTGTACATTCCTTTGAAAGGTATGATAGGAACTTTGGGATAAGCGTGTATACGGCACCAAACGTAAAGCCGGGAAAAAAGTTTTTATACTTTGACCCTTTACATACACTTCAAGAACATGCTAAAAAAGCATGGGCAGACGAAAATAGAAGAAAAAGCCTGGTAGATTCTGCTACGCTATAAAACTTAGATAATATGAGATATTAAACTGGGATGGTTAGGTGTAACGTCATATGAATGTAGGGGATTTGATAAAATTTTGGGATTATACCCACGGACATGGGTATGTGGAGGGGCTGGTAGTATCAATTGGCAACCATGTATATTCATCAGCTACCGGTGAAGTTCCTTCGCTGCGCGTCTTATATTTAAATGATACACAGGTTATACCTATAGATGATGAAGGGTATAGGGTAACAATAATGTCACAGGCAATCTAATTTATATACTTACACTTTCGTGCAAGTTATCTCGCGCTGTTGTATAATATAGATATTGGCACACCTTACCAGCAAGAGGCATAATGAAAGTCGGTGACCTGATTAAGCTGCCACAGAATCAAGGGTATACAATCGCGGTGGAAGTTGTTACCCATAACAAAGACCCAAAAATGCCTACTGGAGATACGGCCGTAATGGTTATTCAAGAGTGGGGGGCTGATTGGTGGGATGCAGATTATTGTGAGGTTGTGCAATGAAAGTTGGTGACCTAGTAGTAGCTCCTGGTTGTGAGGATCCTGACGATGTTGGATTGATCATTGATCTCAAGAGACGCGGTGGCCGAATCGGGGTCTTATGGCCTGATGGCCAGGGTGTTATCGGTTGGGAGCCCCCAAGAATACTAGAGGTGATCAGTGAAAGTCGGTGATTTGGTAAAGATCGATGGGGGCTCTCTTGGATGGGCCGGAAAATTTGCCGGGGTGACCGGACTTATAACTGATGTTGACTTAGAACAGGGCTCAGTCTATGTCATAACTGAACATGGTCTAGAAGAGTTCCACACATATTATTGTGAGGTAATTAATGAAAGTAGATGATTTAACTTTCCAAATCTTCCAATGTTCCAAGCCTAGGTTCTATTGGAAGATTTATAACTTCATCTAGAGATTCTAGAATGCATATCTTTCCTGGATATCTGTTGCAGATATCTTTCATTTTATATTTTGCTACGTCCGTCCAATAACCTTTAACTTCAATGTATAGGTCAATATCTGGGAGGTAGAAGTCAGGAATATAATTTCTTTTCCGGCCGGAATTCGTCATATATCGCAGCCTCATATCCGGGGATCGAACCCACTTTATTTCCAACATATCTAGTCGTTCTGCCATGGCTACTTCCCATGTGCTGTCCATGGAGATAGTTGTTCCATCTAGGCGCGTGTAGTCAGACCTCTTACTCCATAGCTTTCTTTTTTTTCTTCTTGCCATGTAAATAAATAGGCGACTTTAAGTGCAAACTTTGTCTACGCATGGTATAATATTATTATAAACAAGGAGAGGAAATCATGACTACATTCACCAAAGCCAATCTCACCTCGCATCGTGGAAACGTCGAGTATCGGGGCCCGTCCGGACCTTCTAAGTTCGTCGCCCGCTTCAAGTACGGAAGTACTGGTACTTTCATGACTCTCCTTCGGAAGAAGTTCACCGTTGAAGAGTACTTCGCTCGCCTCGACGCTGGTGAGAC